TGTAAGCGGGGTGGGGGGGTTTGGGGGGGGGTGCGTCTGGCCCCGGGGGGGTGGGTGGCCCACCAGTTAGGTGGTGGGCAACCCAGTGGTGTGTCGCGTGGTGGGTGTCGTGCGGTGTCGCGGGTGGTTTCGAGGGTGGGTTTCGCGTGAAGTTTGCGGTCCACCATGGCATCCTGACCGTGTGGTGTAACTATAACCAGGTGGCTCAAGGCGTATCGCGTGGGTAAACCCCGTTATTTGCCTCACGCAAACCTTTATAGTGGTGTAAACGAATGAACACGTATGGCGCAGCAGACCACCGCCGACGAGAACCCGCACGAGCACACAACTGTATGGCACGCCGCCACCGACCTGGAGACGCACGAGGACGGCAGCCCCCCACGGGTGGGCGTGGAGTACCGCCAGAAGAACGGGAACGGCACCAGCCGCTACGCCGGCACCGTGGAGCAAATCATGGTGGAGCGCCCCGACGACACGTGGAGCGACGGCGTCGAACAACCCACCCCACGCATCGTCTTCCGCCGCGATGACGGCCAGCAGATGATCGTGGAACCGGACGGCCTCTACACCGCGGAGAGCCACGCCCCATACGTTGGCGGGGTTGTGAGCCTCACCACGAGCACCACGAGCACCGTGGAGCTACCGGAGGCCGAGAGCGGGCGTGAGCGCGGTGCTATGGACGCGAGCGACAACGCGGGCCACGGCCCGCGGACGGTTTCGACGCCGGACTGGCGGCGTGCTGCGGCCGAGAACCAGCCCGAGCACTCTGGGCTGGGCGCGGGGCTCGCCCACGCCATCGCGGAGTGGGCCAACGAGCGAGAGGACCTCAACGGCGAGGTTGGCACGACGCATTACAGCTGGGATATCCCCGGGTTCAGCAGAACGAACGACCCCCACGAGGGGTTTACCGCGAAGGAGGGCGGGGAGTGCGTGTACGTTGAGGTGTATGGGGAGCGGAGCATGGGTGTGGAGCAGGCGTTGGCGCAGGTGTGCAGCGAGTATGGTGTGGTGGCGAGCACGAACTCGCGTCGGGCGACGTTGGTGCCCTCGCAGGGGGCGTTGTAATGAGCCACCGCCAGGCCCTGGCCGACCAGGAGTACGTGGACAGTGTGGCGGACACCCACGACCCCGACTCGACGTTTGTGGCCGTTGCCCGCCACCCACACGAGGTTAGTAAAATCCGTGTCTGGTATCTGAAGAACGCCCGCGGCGACCTCGCCTGGGTTCGGTCCTCGTCCGAGGGGACTGGCTACGCGCAGTTCAGGAGGCGAGACTGATGCCGACTACGGACCCGTACCACGGCTGCCACGACCTGGGCACGCTGATGCCCACCTATCAGTGCGAGGCGTGCGGTGTGTACGTGTTTGACGCCGAGGTGCAGGCAGAATTGAGCGACCTCACGGGCAGCGCCAGTCTGGCCGACGTGGAGGACTGCGCGGCCGGGGCGGCGTGCCCGGACTGCGGGCACGTGCAGGAATAACACCGGGACGTTTTTCTCGCTGGCGCCGGGTTTAGATGAGTGATGCGGGCTTCACGAGACACGGACGTGCGAGAGGCGCGGGAGGCGGCGGTAGAGTCGCTTCTCTCCGGTGGGGAACGAGTCTCAAAGGGACGGCAGCGAGGCGACCGCGAGGAGTCACCCGGACTCTGCCGCCGCCTGTCCAGTTACGTCCGCCGGCTGGGAAACTTCTAAGGCACTGGCCGCGCCACGCATACGTGCGGTACGCACCAGGTAGTGCGTTACCGCTGCCTCGGTCGTCGGTACACCGCGTTGGTCGAACACCATCACGCGACCCCCCTTAGTGGGGTCGCGTTGCCCACCTGGGGAACCCATCCTCGACCCACCCCATCCCATCCCGTTCCATAGTGGGAGGGTGCTTTCCTCACCCTCCCATACACCCCCGGAGCGAGTGTTTACCCGGTAGAACCCCTGATTACATTTTAGTAGGCCGGACACCTCCGGGGTGGTGTGGTAGCCGGAACGGACACACATTAATGGCCGAACAACAGAAACCCGTCGGGCCGTTTGACGACCACGAAGCCTGCGTGCGTCATTTCGAAGATGACCCCGCAGTGGATAACCCGGACGCCCTCTGCGGGTGGATGGAAGCAAACAGCGAAACCTCGGTCGTCGAGGAGTACCAGCCCGGCGAGGACGAAGTACAGGCCCTCGTGGACGCCATGAACGACCCAAATGCGGATACCGTGCTCACGGACCTCCAAGTGACGCACGTGAGCGGGGTGGATGACCCCGCGCAGGATTCGCAGTGGGTCATGGCGAAAGACACCACGAACAAAACCGACGCGGACTGGGGCGTGAACGCGCCGATTCTGTTCAAGTCGCGGTCGCCGCTCCGGAAACCCGAGCCAGACGAAGCCGAGTCCGGCAACGGAGACTCCGAGGGTGGTGAGCAGCGGAAGGCGTGGGCACCCGTCCTCATTCCGAACGAAACGGACAAACAGGGCGACGTGATTCCGGCGGACGCCATCGAGAAGGCCGCGCACGTGTTCCTTTCGGAGTTCCGGAACATCGACACCGACCACAACCTCTTAGAGGGCAAAGGCGTCCCCATCGAATCCTGGACGCTGAAGGAGGAATCCGTGTTCACGCTTCCCGACGGGAGCACGTCGCGGGAGTACCCGAAGGGGACGTGGATGCTCGGGGTGAAGTTCACCGAGGACACGTGGAAGCGCGTGCAAGACGGGGACCTCAGCGGGTTCTCGATCTATGGTGAGGCGACCGAGCACGCCGTGGACGAGTTACTCGGTACTGGTGGTGTGGAGGTATCCGAGATGGATACCACGGTGGCGGAGTACCGTGCCACGGCGAAAGACGCGGGAAGTGAGACAACGCGAAGCATGACTGAAGAAGATACTGCCCCCGACGATGGGGGCCACGGCCAGGACGCACCGGACAGCAACGATGGCGAGCCCGACGAGGGCGAGCCAACGCTGAAGGAACTCACCGAAACGATGGACTCCATGCATGAGTCCGTGAAATCGGTGGAGCAGAACCAGGAAGATCACGCCGAACGCCTGGAGGCGCTGGAAGCCGAAGTGTACGAGAAGCAGGACGAAGATGACGACGAGGACGACGAGGGCGAGGACGATGATGGGCCGGAGGTTGACCCGGAGAAGGTGGCCGAACAGGCCGCCGAGGAAGCCACGGCGGAGGCCACCGACGCCGCGGAAGATGCGGCGGAGGCCAAGGTCAAGTCCATGCTGGGCCTCAACGAAGACGAATCCTTGCCGGAGGACCCTGGGGAACGTAAGGAGGTCGTCAGGAAGCATCTGCACGAGCCGCCGGAGGACGACGGTGGCCCCGGAGACCCGGATGCGTGGACCAAGGAGGAGATTTCGGAGGCGGTAAAGTAACATGGCATCAATCGTGAAAGACCACGAGGCGAACCGGGTGCAGAGCGCGGGAGACAACATCAACAGCCGCGAGGCCCAAGTCGCCCACCGGCGCTCCTTTGGGGAGTTCGTGGAGAAGGCCACGGAAGCATCCGGGATGCCGGGCGACCAGGTCCCGTATTGGGACCCGATGGGGTTCCTCAACAGCCGCGAGGAAGCCATCGAGTTCAAGTCGCGGCTGCACGAGAAGTGGCACGAGGCGTTCCAGGAGTTCAACAGGCTCGCCCGCGACGGCTACCCGCTCCAGGAAGCCGCGAAACAGGTTACCAAGAGCGTGGACCGCACGAGCTACTCGCTCCCCATCTACTTCACGCCGGACGTCTTCCTGACGGACCAGGAAAGCCTCCCGCTCGCAGACATGCTCGCCCGGACGGCGGTGCAGGCGGACACCATCAAGGTGGACGAAATCACGGATATCGGTGCGGCGTCCACCTACGGTGAGGGTACGGACTGGCCGGAGAACGACGACACGTACAACACGCTGTCGTACGACGTCGTCGCGTACGGTCGGCGGAACGAGGTCACGGACTTCGTGCAGCTGGCCGCCAACTCGCTCCGCTCCACGCGCGCACTCACCGAGGACCAGCAAGTGAGTGCGATCAGGCGGTACGAGGAGCGCCAAATCATCCAGGGCCAGGGGAACGTGGACGTCGACCTCTCGGCGCACGACACTGGTGGGTGGGACGGCCTCACCGACCACGCCGCGAGCGACGGGACCACCGGTGACAAGGCCGGCGGGACCATCACCCGCTCGGACGTCAGGGACGCGATTCGTGACCTCCGCCGGAAAGGCGCATCGCGTGACGACATCGTGCACGTCACGGACCACAAGACGTTCCAGGACCTGCAGGAAGACGTGCAGGACTTCACGCGGTACGAGAGCCCGAGCGAGGAACTCAGCTTTGGGTTCCAGAGCCTGAAGGTGGACGGCACGATGGTGCTGGAGAGCCACGGGTCGCCGAACACGAGTGGTGAGCGGCTGTTCACGTCGTTCGACGCGAGTGCGCACTACATGGCGATGCTGCAGGACGTCACGATGCACCCGCTTGCCAGGGATACGCCGACGGAGAACTTCGCCGTGGACGCCTACGGCGTCTTCGTCAGCGAAAGCCCGACCAGGACGCACGCCTACCACAACCTCGCCTAAGGATGCCGAACGACACCACACTCACGCGGTCCGGCGCGGCATCCCCCGGCGTCTCGGGCAGGGCGTACTGCACGACCGTCACACTGTCAAGCGGGAGCGCGTCGCTCACGTTCAGCGACGTCGATGGTATCACGAGCCTCGACACGGAGCCCTACGTGTTCGTGACCGGCCCGACCGGCGGGGAGACCGTCACCAGCAAAGGGACGACGCAGTGTACGATTAACGGGGACACCACGGACGACGTGGAGTGCCTTATTATCGTGCCGGACGAGTAACCCCGATAATATACGGGGTTATATCCCCCGGCGGAACGCTACAGGACACGTATGGGGCTGTTAGACACGGGCGTACGGTACGCGGACCCTGCGGACGTGGAGCGGTTCGTCCGGAATAAGTCGTTTGACGCCACGAGTGACCCCACCAAGGGGGAGGTGCAGGAGATGCTGTTGGAGGCGTCGGACGAGATAGATAAGCGGGCGCGGCGGGCGTGGCGGTTGCGTGAGCGCGACGGCCTCGTCCGGTCTGTTGAGTGGCCGCGCGAGGTGGAGCGCGCGTATCAACGCCGTAGACGGCGGTCCTCCAGGCATGGGTTTGTGGACCCCATCGACAAATGGGGTGTCGTCTCGTTGGACCGCGCCCGCATCACGAGCATCACGAGCCTCACCGCGCTGTTACCGGAGTCCAGTAGCGATATTACGGGGAACGAAGGCCGAAACGCTGATTGGTGGGTGGACGAGCGGGCGGGCACGCTGTACGTGGACGCCAACGTGTTCATGGTCGGTCCCACACGTGGGAGCGGCCTCATAAGCCCCGCACGGGTGGACGTAACGTTCCGGTATGGGGTAGATGAGCAGGGTGGGAGTAGTACGGAGGCGGTGTCGCAGTCGGTGCCCCCGGGGATTCGGCGTGCGGCGGCGAAACTCGTGGCGGCAGATCTGCTGGATAGTGACCAGTACGGGAGTGTGGTCGCGTCGGGGCCGGAGAACGTACCGGACCAGTCTACGGCTGCGGCGCGGTTACGGGAGCAGGCGTACGAGCAAGTGGACTCCTATCGGATTAGGAAGGTGTTCTGACTGTGGCGGGCACGGTCAGGGTGCAGGAGCGGGATGTGAACGTGGAGGAGGTGATTCAGGAAACCGAAGCCGCCGCGTTAATCAACTATACGGCGGCGTACGCTCAATACGTTGAGTTCCCCACGTCCTATACCGGGCCGAAGCCGCCGTTGGACCCGCTGTTGGACTGGGTGGAGCGAAAGTGGAACGACCTCAGCCAGGCCCTCAAAACCGGGGCCGGAAACCAACCACTCACGAAGCGGCAGGTGGCGTTCAAAGTCCAGAACATCATCTACCGGAACGGCACCGAGGGCGTGTACTTCGGACGCCGCGGGCTGGACACCGCAAAACAGGCCGCGTCCACTATCGCCGCACAGTACGAGGGGAGCGGTAGGCCGGAGGCAGGGAAGAAAATCGTGGCCGAGGTCGCCAACACCGGGTTCAATAAATCCCAAGCCGTGATTAGCGACGAGGCCACCGATACCGGGAACCTCTTGCAGTCCGGGAGCATCGAGATGTACGACAGCCCTGACGAGTTACCGTCTGGTGCGGGCCGCAACGCTGGGGGTGGCGGGTAGTGCCCGCTGATGTGTCGTGGGACGTAGCGTCGCTGACGCGGGATTTCCTCGACGCGAACTGGGGGAGTGCGCCCGCGAGTACGGGGGTGTCGAAGCCGGCGAACATCGAGTTGTTGTCGGAGGACGAGGACGGGAACCCTCGGAAGGGTGTGGATTACACTGAGGAGTACATCTTGGTGGCTGAGACGGGGAGTCGGGAGCGTCCGTTTAGTGATGGCCCCAGGGAGGTGGTGGACCCGGCTGCGTCGTGCCAGTTTGAGGCATCGACGCCGCGGTCGCGTGCTCGTCGGGAGGAGTTGTGGAACGAACTTCTCGCGCTGGTTGAGTACGCCCGGAAGCGTAGCGAGGGGACGCCGGGGAATTGGGATACGGTGGACCTGAACGCGGCTACCATTGACGATGAGGCGTTTGGGTGGTGGACGTTGGAGGGGGAGTGGGAGTACCAGGCCGAAGGGAGAACCATCTAATCATGACACTCAAGGCCACGATTACGACGCGTATCGGTCGCATCGCATCAATCAATAGGGATGATGATTCGCCGTTGCCGGAGGGCACGAACACGTTACCGCAGCCACTACACGTGGAGGGCACACCTGACGAGCCGGATGTGTTTAGCCTCTCGGACCGCGTCACGTTGCACGCCCCGGACCCTGACGGGGGTGATGTGGGGCGTCGGTACGCTGCGTTGGAGCGAGAACTCGCGGCGGTGTACCACGGCATAGAGCGACTGGATGCGGAGAGTAACGACGACAGCGGCGACACGAGCCTCGGCGATAGTTCTAACCCGTCGGAGAACGAGGCGTAACACATGGCCTCCGTCTACAAAGGCGAGGATACAGCTTTGGTCGCGGGCACTGAGTCCAGCCAGGCCGCAACAGCCACCCCCACCCGGGTGTTGGGAAAGGTGGTGGAGGATGCCACGCTCCCCGACCCGGAGCAGAACTGGATCGTCCAGCGGGTTATCGGCGGCGACCGCGAAACCTTCCAGAAAGAACAAGGCACAAGAGAGTACCAAGGCGGCGCCATCCCCGTGGTGTTGCAGGATGGCGCCCCGGTGGCGTACGCGCTCGGGAACGACTCGGTGAGTGGCACCGGCCCCTATACGCACACCCTCACGGGGAAAATGGACGGGTTGCCGCCGACGCAAACGCTGGAAGCGACGTACTACGGGCGGGACGGCGGGAGTGATTTCGTCCGGACGTTTGCGGGGTGTACGCCAAACGAGTGCACGCTGGAGATGAACAACGACGATGAACTCACCGCCACCCTCTCCTATTGGGCGATGGGCGTCACCACCGGATCGTCACCCACCACCGGGATTTCGGTCCCGTCCGATGACCCGTGGCTGTTCGCAGACGCGAGCAGCCAACTCAGCCTATTCGGCACCACGTTCGCCCGGTTCCAGGATTTCAGTCTCTCCATCTCGAATAATTTGGAGGAGGGCCGGTATATCGCGCCCGATTCCGCACACCCCACGGGGGATAGTCGCGACCCGTACGAGATCACGTACGGGAACATCGAGTACGAACTCAGCGCCACCGTCGCTATCGAGGATGACGCGTTGTACCAGGAACTCATTAGCCCGACTGCGGGCGGGTTTGACGCGGTGTTGGAGTTCCAGCGCGGTGGAGGCGGTGACTTGTTTAAAGTCTCGTGTAGTGGGACGAACTTCACGGAGACGCCGCACGAAATCCCCGGGGAGTCGGGGAAGGTGGAGGTTGAGGGCACGATGAATCCGGATAGTCTCACGGTTGAGGTGGAGTCCAGCGACTCGACCGCGTGGGTCTAACCCCGTGGGGAAACCTCTTAGTCGCGCGGTGATGATGGACGTGTATGGCTACCGACGACGAGGCCCGGCAAATTCATAGTACGGTGGGTGCGGACCTCCCCGATGACGTGCGTGGGGAGCTTCCGGAGCGGTTCAAGGATGCGGAGTTGGTGATGGCGGAGGACCCGATGAACGCCACCGTTGAGAACGCGAACCAGAAAGAGGTGCCGTTGGTGGACGAGGCCGAGGGTGAGGTGTACGTGGTGACGTTGCAGGAGATTACGTGGAACCAGGTCAATCAGGCGTTGACGGATGCGTTGGTGCCGAGTACGAGTGGGGATGGGAAGCTGGATTTCGGGACGTATTATCGGCAGGTGGCGAAGGCGAAGATCGTGGACACTGAACCCGGGGTGCCGGAGGAGCAGTTGGCGCAGTGGCTGACTGGTGTGAAGGAGGGGTTGGGGAAGCAGTTACAGCAGCATCTGCCGGACCCGGTGGATGATATCGAGGAGCAAGAGGCAAAAAACTGAGACAGGCCGTGCGAGGCGGGGACACTACTGATATGGATATCGTGCAACATCGACCGAAGGCCGTTGAACTTGCGTTAGTGCAAGCTGGCTACTCCCTCACGGATATCCGGGGGTCGCGGGAGGTCCATGTGTATCGGGAGCCGCCTGTGGGGTGGCGGGCGTTTCTCGGGCGTGTGCAGCCGCGCATGACGCTCGGCCTCGCTATGTGTATGCTGGGCCTCGGTGGAGTGCTCGCGTACGAGACAACCATGCTCACGCCGTTATTGGTCTCCATCGGTGTCGCGGCCGCGTTGTACGCCGCCGGCCGGGTGAACCCGGACTCCGCGCACGTGGAACGTGAGGTATCGAGGCCGGGGATGATGCATCGGGAGGTCTACGAGCGGTTGGTGCAGTGGAATGAGTGGCAGCGGATTGAGAAGGAGCAGGAGGAGCGCGAAGCCCGCAAAGCCCGCCACCAAGCCAAAGGAGGGGTCTAAATGGTTAATCTTGGGAGCGTCTTTTGGAGCGTGGAAGTCGCGGAAGCAGCCGACGCCGCAGCGAGCGCACAAGAAGTGCAGGACGAAATGGGGAAAACAGCGAAGAAAGCAAACCAGGCGAACGAAGCCGTGAATAAGTCCTCGCAGTCGATGGGGAAGTACAGCAAGTCCACGAGCAAGTCCCGCCGTACCACCTCGCGGTTCCAGGGGACGGTGGGGCTGTTGTCGTCGGCGTTGTTCTTCCTCGGCGGCAGCATGACCAAACTCCTCGGAATATCCGTGTCGCTCACCGCGGCGTGGGGCACCCTCACCACGGTGGGCGCGACGATACTCGGGTGGCTCACGACGTTGGGGGCGTACCTCGCCGGCGGGTTATCCACAGCGTTCTCGGCCATCGCCGGCTACATCTCGAGTTTCGTGGGGTGGCTCGCGGCGGGGTCGGCTGGCGCGCTGGCGGTGGCTGCGGCGATAGGAGCGCTCATCGGGCTGGCTGCGGTGTTTATCTTGGAGTGGACGGGGATTCTGGATGTGGTGGAGAACTTCGGGAAATACCTCGGGAGCGAACTCCCTGGGGTGGTACGTGATGCATTACTCGCACTCATCTCCATATTTTTGGGGCCGCTCGCCGTCATCGGCGGCGCGATCACCGGGTTCGTCCGCGGCACCCTGGAAGGCGGGTTAAGCGAGGGCATCAGTCGGGCCGTAGAGCGCGCGAAAGACGTGCTCAATATCTTCGCGGGGTCGTGGACGCGCCTGTTCGGTGGGTTGTGGGACACCGTGCAGGGCTTCCTCGGGGACCTCGGGGGGGTACCGAATAGCATAAAATCCATCTTCGGCGGCCTCGGGGACTCGCTCGGTATGGAGCTGCGGGCGGCGTTTAACGCCATCATCCCGAGCCGCCTGGATATACCGAGCGTCACCATCGGCGGCGGCACGTTCGCGGGGCAGGATATTCCGAGTACGACTATCGGTGGGGGCAGCCTGGGGTTGCCGCAGCTCCAATCCGGTGGGTTCGTGGAACAGGGTGGCCTTGCGGCGTTGCACGCGGGCGAAACCGTGGTGCCGGCTGACGTAACCCAAAACATGGCCCAGGCTGGTGGCCAGACCGGGGGTGAGGGTGTGGTTATTGAGACCGTGAATATAGAGTTGGGGGACCAGTCGTTGGACCTTCGGGACCTCACCAGATCTGATATCCGGCGGTTGGCGGACGAGGTCGCGCCGGAGCTGGGCCGGGAAGTGGAGAACATCATCAGCCCATAAGGGACGGTGAATAGGGTATGACTAATACTGGCGTGGGATTGGAGAAGAACGACGGCACGGAGACGTTCACACTCAAAGTCAACACGATATCGAGTGTGAACGCGAACAACATCATCACGCATACTATCGTGGCGGAGGCCGGCGATATCGCTGGCGAAGAACCATTGTTCGAGAAGGAATCCTACGAACTCTCTGGTGAAGTACGCGGAATGGAGGCTACGGATTACCCGAACAGCGGTACGTACAACGACGACGATTATGGGCAGGTGGAGGAACTACGCCGCGCCGCGAAACAGTGGGGCGACCTCGCAAGCAACGGCTTGGATACGTTGGTGTGGGATGGGCGGAGTATCGGTGTGGTGTTTAGTGAGATTCGGGTGGAGCAGAACCGGGAGGAGGACCCGGAGAAGCAGTACACGTTCACGATGGAACTCACGGCGTTTGATACGCCAATTACCTGATCATGGTGTCGTGGGACGTTACGGTGAACGGCACGAGCGTGGACGCGCTACAGGCGGTAGACACGTCAAACGAGGCTGGCGGTACCCTGGGGACCGCCCGCGTGATAGCCGCGAACACGGATGCAAACCGGAATATCGACTACTCTACGGACGCCGTGATTACGAAGGACGGAAGCGTGGAGTACGAGGGGCCGATTACGAAGAAGCCGAGTGTGGGGAGTGCATCCGGCCAGATTGAGTTTACGGTTGCTGACAAACGCTACGAACTAAGCCTCATTGAGGCCCATCGGCCGTTTTATCAGAAGGACCCGGGCGCGATTATTCGGAGTGCGGTGAACGAGCAAGCGAGGATTAAGAGCCCGACCACGATTCACGAGGGCAGCCAGAGCAGCCCGTGGAACGCGTCGAGTCCGAACGCGGGGTTGGTGGGAGCAAGCGAGCAACGCCTGCAGGAGATGGGGAACGACGTGTACGCCATCGGCATCCCGAACGGAGCCACCGGCGTCTACGACGCCACCTATACGGGTGTGCCCACGGCAGCCATCCCGGGGGACGGCCAAGTCGTACGGGTGAGTACGCGGTTGATGGCGAATAATCAGGCCGACGTCTTCACGGGCGAACTCGACCTGCGGGACAACGCCGGGAACAACTATATTTGGGAGTTCCCACGGTTGGATACGAACTTCCGCGAGTACGAGTTCAGCGCCGAAGACGCCGAAACCACATCTCAAATCGACCCCGGCGGTAGGACCACGACCAACGGCACCCTCACGTACAGGTTTAAGGCAAAGGGAGCGATGCCGGAGAATCGCGCCATCGCTATTGACTACGCCACCATTCTTCCCTACACGGTGTCGCCGCGGAGCAGCAGTATTGATACCGGCGGGGTGGAGGATGTGGGGGAATCCGTGACGCGGCGGCATGATGAGTCGGTGTTGGAGGTTGTTGATGCGTATGCGACCGAGTACGGGTATACGTCGTGGGTTGACAAGGATGATGTGCTGCACTTTGAGCCGGCTGGCGGGGAGAACGCCCCGCAGAGTATTGATCAGAACACGCCGGTGGTGGGGACGGAGTTTGAGCGGGATAGCGACCGCATCACGAACAAAGTCACCGTCCAAGGCAGCGGCGGCGTCCAAGTCACGGCGGTCGATAACAGTAGCGTCCAGTATTATGGGTTGTCGGTTCGGGAGGACCAGCTGGTGGACGATAATATTCAAACGGAGGCGGAAGCCCGCCGCCGCGCCGAAGGCTACCTGGAGGACAACGCGTGGGCCGACGTGGCGTTCAGTTTCACTATCGCGGACAGCACGTATAGTAACGTGCGGGTGGGGCAGGCCATTAGTATCAGGTGGCCGCCGGAAGGCGTGTCTCCGTCTACGTGGGACGTGACGAGTGTGACGGTGGAGGATAGTGGGATGGTGACGGTTGGTGTGTCGGGGGCGAGCGACTAATGGCGTTGGATACGCAGGAGTGGCTCGTGTGGCTTGGCGTGAAGGAGGCGCAGACGAATCTCTCGGAGGTGGAGGGCGATATTAAGCGCCTCAAGGATTCGGTCGGGGACTGGAGCAGCTTTCAAAGCCTCGTGTCGAACTCGGGGGATTACTCGGAGTTGGAGCAGAACCTACTCAACGAGGGCTTTCCGAGCGATAAGGTGGATGCGTTTATTGATAAAATCAAGGACCAATACAGCGGATATGGGGCGTTCCAGGACGATGTGGTGAACACGTTGACGTCGTATACGGAGTTCCAGTCGCAGTTCGGGAACCAACAGGGCCTCACCGGCAGCCGCCGCACCGAAGACGGCGAACCGGTGGCGGGGCTTCGCGTGCACGACGAGTCCGGCACGAGTTTTGCGGGGGTGAATGTGCCGGCGGGGACGACGGAGATTTATGGGCGGCGGGTGGAGTTCTCGCAGCAGGACGCGAGCGTGGACACCAGCGACCTTACATATAGTAACCAAACGGTTAGTGATACGACGGTGAACTCGGGGGAGACCGTCTCGATTAGTGCGGATGTGTCGAACCCGAACGGGTTTGGGGTGTCTGCGACGGTGTCGTTGAAGGCCGATGGGAGTGTGATTGATCAGCGGAGTGTCCGCCTGGGGGCGAATAGTACGACGACGGTGTCGTTTACGGTGTCGCGCGATAGGTATGTGTGTCTGGACCTCGCCATCGGGAGTATGAGTGATGTGACGGTATGTTGGAAACCGCGGCAGGTGGTCTAACATATATGGCGCGTGGTATTCCGGAGCAGGTCGCGGAGAACCGGCGCGACGTAACGCGTTTGGACGGGCAGTTCGTCAGGGTGCCGGACCGTGTGCAGCAAAACCTTCGGTTTCAACGGAACACTATTACTGTTGACGTCGCGGTAGCGGTGTATACGCGGCCGTTGAATGACTCGCTGATTTCGGGGCATCCAGACGGCAGTCGGCATGGGAGCGGCCAGGGGGTGGCGGGGGATGTGCGTGGTGACTGGTCGCTGGTGAGTACGGTGACGGATAGTGCGGTGTGGACGCGGGAGGGCAGGAATGCGGTACGGGACGCGCTTGATGGACAAACTGGGGGGGCGATAGGCGGGACCGCGGTGGGGACGGGGAGTGGTACCGTGCAGCCGGACGACACCACGTTGACGGCACGGACAGGCGACACGTTCGCGTACGGGGTGAAGGATGCGGCTAATGAGGTCCGGGCGCGGTCACACTACTTGTACGCCGAGTCTGGGGATGGGAGCCCGAACCCGCAGGAGTATGGGTTGGAGAGCGGCGATGGGAGCCTGATGGCGCGGGCGACGTTGTCGAGTGCGGTCGCGTTGGATGATAGTGTGGAGTTGCGCGTCGATCTAACGGCGACTGTGTCGGGGGATACGGGGACGAATAAGACGGTTACGAGTGAGGGGGAGGCGGCTATTGCGGATAGTATTCAGACGCAGGGCACTACGGTTGGGTTGGCGGACATCGCGTGGGGCACTGGCAGTCCTACCGTTGACCCGAGTACGTCGTCGTTGGCGAATGAGGTGTTGCGGAAGGATGCGGCGCGGTCGTTGGATTTGGAGACGATTGAGGTGTCGGCGCCGCAGTTCGAGTTTGAGCCTGGCGGGCAGCCGTACGACTATACGGAGGCCGCTGTGATAGATAGTCAGGGTCGGGTGGTGTGGGTGGTGGATTTCTCGGGGGACCCGTATCCGAAGGACGAGCAAACTCGGTTTACGACGTCGGTTGGGTTCCGTATTGTGTAATGTTGTGTGGTGTGCGTTACGGGGGTGTTTGGGGGAGTGTGGGGCGGGCTGGCGCGGTATGCGGCGGCTAACTTCGGGTGTGTTCGCGCGAACTTCGCGCAAAAGAGTTCGTTGGGGGGTTCGGCGGGGGTTACTCGTCTACGATTGATGCTGCAGCGTCCAACGTAACTTGGTGCCCGTGCCCCCGCCGGGGGTCGTAGCCACCTAATATGGTGCGCTTGTCGCCTACCTCGTGAACCACCGACCGGACGGGGTCGGCCTCGTGGCAGTGTGGGCACCCCGAGTCGCCCGTGGCGTTGTGCCGGGTCCCAACCGGGGTGAGGTGGTCGAGCCACTCGTGGCACGCCAGGCAGATCTGGCTCTCCACTTCGTCAGTCGGGACGAGGCCGTGGAGGGTGCCTTGGCGGGTGTCGTGCCGTTTGGTGGCGTGATGTAGCGCGTCTACGGTGCCGCCGTGGACGGGGACGCTGAGTACGGTGTCGCGGTCGTCTACGTCCACGTAGATTTCGTCGCTGCTGGGGGTGCGGTGTGTGTACGGGCTCTCGTCCAGCACGGTGCCGGTTTCGACGGTGAGTTCGTCGCTGTATGCGGTGCTGTATGCGACGGCCACGCGCTCTCGCGGTTGGGTTTCGGGCGTCATCAGCGAACTACCTCGACGCGGTACTGGATTTGGCCGCGTGCTCTGCCGGCTCGGGCGACCTGCACGTCGTCGTGGTGGTCCATCCAGACCTGCACGGCGTCCGGCGCGGGGCCGTTGGCGGGGGCGCACGTCAGGGTGTACGTGCCGTCGAGTCGGTCGTGCACGTGGATGTGGGGGCTGTTCCTCGCGTCTGCCATCGCGCTGGTCTGCTGCGCCATACGTGTTCATTCGTTTACACCACTATAAAGGTTTGGAACAAACAAATTCGCGCAAAACCACACGGACACGGACCTGTTCACCCGGATTCACCTATCGTAAACCCACACGACTTCACGCAAAACACGTGAACACCCAGGGCAACCACCCCGGGTTCCGCGAACCCGACGGTTGTGACACGCCTTGTATCCCGCGACATCACGCCACGCAAACCCTACTCCAAATCTACGATGCGCTGAAACCCACCACAGTCCGGGCACCACGCCGGATCATCCTCAACGAACGCAGTCGTCCGCTCACACGAAAAGCACCGCACCACCCGGTCTTCCAACCCCGTCACGCGGGGGCCTCCACGGCCTCCGCCACCACGTCCATCCTGCACGTGTCCGAACGACACCGCGCGTTCCCCAACGTAGGGGGCAGGCACGGGTCCGGCACGACACGGCAGAACGCGCCGCACTCCGGGCACTGCACCGTCATCAGTCACCCCTGTCCGTGACGAACTCCAGGGTGGCGTAGCCGTCGTCCCTGACGCTGCTGCCCTCGCCGGGCCGGATACGCTCAACGTGGCCGTCCACGATGGTGAGGAACCAGCTGCGGCCCAGGTTCAACACGGGCTTCACGTTGTCGCTGCCATAGAACACTTCCCGCGGGTGGTCACCGCTGCGGTTCTGTGCTCTCCAGCTGCCGTGGAACGCGGCGTGCGAGAGTTCGTACCCAAGTTCTTCGGCGTTCCGCTCGGCGTCGCGGGCCTCGCTGATGGTCTCGACGTCCACGGTGAACGTTGAGTTGTGGTCGAGGCGGCGGGGTGCGCTGGGGCCGTTGTAGTCGGTGCCGACTTCGTGCGTGGTCTGTTGCGCCATACGTGTTCATTCGCCTACATACCTATAAAGGTGGCGAACACACAAATATGCGGGTATCCAACCGATTCAACACCACGAGAACCGCGTTCTACCAACCAAAGAGCAGACAAATCCTCCGGCCCAAGGCGAATTCACCCACCGGACACGCAGAATCGTGATCGTCAATCACCGCGTCACCACGTGTCACCGCCACAAACCCACCACGCACACACTCTTAGAAATCAGACCGCACCACCTTCAAATGCACCAAATCTGGCACACCGCCAACGCTCGCGGTAAACATCCCCGTCTCATGGAGCGACCGCAACGCCGCACCCGGCACATGAACCTGCACACCACCCACCACACCCCCGCCTTCATACGTGAACCCAACACCCGGGCCGCGGCCCTTCACCACCTCCACGTCCACGTCATCATACCGAAACTCCAAACTCGTGCGTGAGGCCAAGCTCTCCCACTCACGTGACCCCAATACGAGAAGTACCGCGCTATCTTCACCCTCCGGTGATTCAGGTAGGTCGTCGCTCCATGCCACGCCGCTATCCTCCGGCCACCCATCCTCGTCGGGCAACAGGTCGCAAAGACGGTTCTCCCGGTACACCTCACTACTCGGTTGGTGGCCGCACGCCATACACACCGCCGCCCACCGCTGATCGTCCTCGTCTGCGCTATCGTGTTGGAGGCGGACCTGTTGGTCGCCGCACGCGCCACACACCGCCGCGTCACGCATCGGCATCGTCCAACAGGCGGTCGCGTGCCTGCAGGTACGCCTCGCGGCTAATGGCCCCGTAGTCCCGCGCTAAACGGTACTGTTCCAGTTCCCATGTAGGCCGGTGCTGCCGCCTCAGTCGCTCGTGCTCGTCGTGGTCGCGTGATAGTCGGTCGTGCGCTACTCGGGCTCGGTTCAGCCAGTGGGGGTGTGGTTTCGTGCTCATGGCTCGGGTGGGTCGCGCTCCTGCCGGCGCGACAGGATTTCGGCGGCGGCGCGGTCCTGCTGGCGGCTATACAACCGGAGCAACCGCAGGTCGTTCTCGGCTTTGGCCTTCGTTAGGCCGGTCTGGCAGTGTTGTAGTACGCCTTCCAGTTCTTCCTGCTGCATCGCGCGCATCGCGTGCCCCTCGCTGGGGCGCTCCAACGTCCGCACCATCACCCGTCCACCTCCCCTTCGCCCACGCGACCTGCAGCTGGCTCAATACGGAGCCGCCCCTCGGCCTCCGCCACGCGCAAAGCGTGGATCGAGACGCCGCGCGTGATGCCGTTGACGCGCACGTCAAGGCCCTCGCCCTCCTCCACGTGCCGTACCTCACCACATACCTCGCTCCCCTGTGTCGGCCGATACACGAGCGTATCGTACGGCTTCACGTCCACGCCGTCCAACTTCATTAAACCGCCACCTCGTGCTGCATGAACTCGGCGGGCACCTCAACGCCTTCGTCCTGCATCGCCTGCACCTCGTCCTGGGTCCCGCGCCAGCGGTTCAGCGTGCTGTTGGCGTACCGCGGCGTGCAGCCGGCGGCCTCGGCCACCTCGGCCTGCGTCGCATCCGGGTTCTCAAGTGCGGCGACCACGGCGGCGGTCTGCTTCTCGGTCATGCGGAGCTTGGCGGTGTAGCCGTAGTCGTCGGGGCTGCGGGCGAGGAGGTCGCCGGCGAGGCTGCCCTGCGGATCACCATCGGCCTCGCCCTCCTCGTCGTCGGCCTGGTTGTCGGCTAGTTCACCCGTGAGTGCCACGCCTTCCTCGGCCAGGAACCCGAGCGCTTGCTCGCGCGCCTCGTTCAGCATCGCGTCGGCCATTTCCTGCTTCGTCCCGCTGCTCCGGGTGTCCCAGCTGCGGGCGGCGTCCCGCATCTCGCTCCGCGTCATGTGCACCTGGAGCGAATCCACGGCCTCGGCGTGGTTGCTGGCGGCGAGTTCGGGGTCGGTTTCGGTCTGTGCGTCGTCTGCGTCTGTTGCTGTGGTCTGCTGCGCCATAGCATTCTCGTTGTTCGTGGGGAACACCATAAAGGTGGCGAACACACAAATATGCGGGATACCACACGGCTCAACGCCTCTACACACTAAACCATAGGTGTAACGTGGAGCATAGTACCAGAACGTTCACGGTATCGCACCCGGTTTCGCGTGGTTCGCGCAAAACCAACCCCCGACGAACACTCACACCACTACCTGACGCCCACCACGCGAACAACGGCCACTTTCACCCCGTCATTGCAAACCTCTTAGTCACTGGCCCCACACCCCTCCGATAAGAAATGCCGACCGCCGCCAAAATCCAATGGCCCCAAGGCCAACCCCTCTTTGAAGTACAATGGCGCGCGGTCGCAGAATCACTCGCCGGCAACGGCATCCGATCAGCCACAGATCTGGAAGTCACCGCCACCGCGAACGACCTCGAAATAGAAGTCGCCAGCGGCACCGCCTACTACATCGGCAGCGAATCCACCCTCGGCACCGCCGAAACCCACACCCTCACCGCCGGCGACGGCACGCACGACCGCTGGGACACCATATACCTTGACACCGCAACTGATTCCAGCGGCGTCCGAGAGGGCACCCCATCGGCGGACCCCGAGCCCCCGGACGTGCAAGGCGACGAACTCCTCCTCGCCGTCGTCTACGTCCCGCAGAACGCCACCGACGTCCCCGACAGCGACGTCCTCAACTGGCGCGCCCAATTCAGTAACGAGGCCGAGGAGGTCCACTACGATGACGACACCGGCGTCTACGGCGTCTCGAACGTCGATGCCGCGCTGGATGAACTGCAAGAGGCGGCGCAGATAAGTGCGTATCCGCTCGCTATCGGGGACCTCGCCAGCCCATACAGCCTCCCGAGCATCACCGACATGGACGCGGCCGGGGCGGACCTCGTGGACGGGAGTACGGTCCTCTACGAATCCGCGAACACGTGGGTCCGGAACGAAGTCGTGCAAGCGCTGGCGGCCTTCACGGCGGACGAACAATTCACGTCGTACCCGTTACCCATTGGTGACCTCGCCAGCCCGTTCGCCCTCCCGAGTATTACGGACATGGACGCCGCCGGGACCGACCTCGTGGACTCCACAGTCGGTGTCACGGTGTGGGATACAAGCGCCGGCGAAGTCCCCCGCGAGCAAATAGCCCGCGACCAAACCACTCACCTGGAGACCGCCAGCGGCACGAACACCGGGTATACGACGAGTGGTGAGGAAATTGTCGCCGTCGATACAGCCACCAACAGCGCAGCCTTCACCGTCACCCTCGCGAGTAGTGATGCGGTGCAGGGCCGCGAGGTAAAAGTGTTCGACCACGGCGGCGGCGCGGCCTCGAACGCTATCACCGTCGATACCGAGGGCACCGAAACCATCGACGGCGAGAGCAGCACGACGGTGGACGACACCTACGGGAGCCTGCACTTCACGTGGGACGGAGACGAGTGGGTCATCACGGGCGGGACGGCCGCAGGTGCGGGAGTGAGGGCGCTGATGGAGGGGGCGGAGACGGGGAGTGTGCCCGCCAGCGACCAAGGGGTCCTTATCGTGGACGAACTCTTGGACGGCGAAACCATCCGCGTCCAAAAGGCCGTGTATACGACGGCCACGGTCGAGGCCCCGCCGAGCGGTGCCGACCTCGAACTCGTGACGTTCGATAACGCCGGCGGGTTCACGGCCCGGGCCACCGTAGCGAGCGGTGACGGCACCACCATCTACGACTCCGTAACAGGGAGTCCCATCACGTCGTACGAGAACACGAGCGGCGGGGCGCAGTCCATCGGCGCTATAGTAGACAACGGGAGCGGCGCGAGCATCGATATCGTGGCGAAGGTGACCGGTGACATCGTATGACCGTAGGGTTCCCGACCCGGAGGCGGGCGCTCCAGGAGCGCCTGCCCGTGCTTACAGCCATGCCGCTGACGCCGATTGGCGATATCGGCGTGGCTGCCCTCTCCGATAACACGGTCCAGGATTTAACGTGGGAGACGGCCGCGGATTGGGATAGCGGGGTTTCTGAATCGGGTGTTATGCACGCCACGTATCCCGGTGGGGATACGGACGCCGCGCAACTACAAGTGGGATATTCGGCGAGCGATGAGGGCGGGACCTCGCTGAAGGCGTTTTGGCCGGCGGACGAGGATAGCGGGTCCACAGCCAACGACGTGTCCGGCAACGGGTACGATGGGACGATTAACGCCAACCCGGGAGTAACCGGCGTCTTCGGAAGTACGGCTATGGACACGAGTACGGATTCCGTCTCGTTGCCCGACACCGCAATTATCACCGGCGAAAACCCCAGGACAGCATCCATCTGGTATAAATCATCAGACGACTCTACGAACGGCGGGCTGTTTCACTTTGGGCAAACTGGCTCGGACGGATACGACTTCAGCCTCCGGTCAAATGCCAGTGTTACGGATGGGTGGCGGATTCAGTACTGGGGGAGTCAGGACATCGACTTTACCCAAAGCGGGTCGTTTGATGGGAATTGGCACCATTTCATCCACGTGTATGACTCGGGCGGTAACACCCGTATCTACTATGACGGTACTGAGATTGTCAATCAATCTACCGGCTCCCTAAATACCCAAGTTAACTCTGCCTTCATGGGTGAGTGGAATAATAATAACGACGTGTTCCCCGGCACCGTAGACGCGCTCCGATGGTATAGCCGCGGCCTCTCTGCGAGCGAGGCGAAAGCCCTCTACCGTAAAGGCCGCGGTAACACGCATACAACGGGGACGAAGTCGACGGACTCCCCAATACAGCCGGACCTCGTTAATCTCGACTACACGCTGAACGGGGAGAGCTGCCAGCTCACCGTCATCGGGTCGCCGGGAACGGCGAGCGAAGAGACCGTGACGCAATCCCTGGATGGAAGCACGTCCTACACGTTGTTGTGGAGCAATTCACATACCGACTTCAGGATTAAAACCCGGATGACCCCCTCGTTAGCAACGGCAACACCGGTAATGCGGAGCATGACGCTCTCCGGGTAACTATTCATGGCAGCGATTAACAAAGTCGGGGACCTGAACATCGGGGTCGCGGACACCCGAGCCCGGGCCCACACTCACGACAATACCGAGTGGATATATCTGTTCCGCGGAACCACCGGCTCGGGTCAGACGGACAAAATCCAGCGGTTCGACCCCGAGATCAACGGCGTCGAGACTCACATGACGATGCCGGAGGCCAACAGCCACGCCTGCGTGGAAAAGGTCAGCGGCCTCTTTTACACTATCGCTGGTGAATATACAACGAATATCTACGAGGTTGATGTGGAGACACAGAGCGTTACACAAATCGGTACCGTGGCGCAGGGGACGTTGTTAAAAGACCACATAGCCGCCGCGCCGGGAGACGGCTATATCTATTATTGGGGCGGGTCAAAGACGGATACCGGCGACCCCCAGTATGGAATATATCGGCTCGACCCGTCGTCGGGGAGCGTAAGCGAGGTCGGCACCCTCGACTATCACGTCCGGGACGGGACGGGGCACGCGGTTGACGGCACGATGTACTCACTCGCCCAGCAGGCAACCGAGGAGACCGATGTCCCGCCGACGTCACGGGTGGATAAGATTAGCCCGAGCGGGTCGCAGACGAAGGTGGCGGACTTGATGCTTGACGGCTCCGCCCGTGCGTATTTCCGTGCTCGTGGAGCCATTAATAATAGCGGGAAGATAGTCACCGGCGGCGGAAAAGATGCGGATGGAGCCATATCTGACGTGTATGAGATAGACCCGTCCACGTGGGGGATGAACAAACTCGGGGACCTGAATATTAACCCCATAGACACGCAGGCCGGGTTTAGCTCCACAACGGATTCAGTGTATATCTTCGGGGGGCATAACGGCACCACGGCCATTTACGAAGTAGAATTTGGTGTGTCGTCTGACTTCGTGTTTATTGAGGGGTCGCCCGTGTTGACTGAGTGACGGCGAAAGGTAGTAGGAGACAGGGCTTAAACCAGGCCGTATAGATGCTCCGACGACTCGTCCGCGTCATCCGCTCGCTCCTCACACGCACCACCAGCGACCCCGACCGGCACGAGGCCAGCCAGCAGAACGAAACCGACGCCGAGACCGGCACCGGTGGGCCTGACCCCCCGACAGATAGCACCCCAGCCTCCGAACCCGGAACAAACACCAAAAGCACAGGGAATACGGATGTGCGGGTGGCCGAGACACCGGCCGAGGACCCACGCGGTGAGACCGCTGACGACACACAGAACGAGGAGCCGGACGAGGACGTAAACCGGAGCAGCGAGGAAGAACCCACGTTTCAGTGGCCGCCGTTCGTCGGCGACGACATCATCCCCTGGCCCGACCCCCCCGAAAGCCCGGAGAACACCATCGAGGTCCGGCTCTACTGGCCCCAAGAGGACCCCTGGATAGAAACCGCCTGCCTCCAGACCGTTCCATACGTCGAATACTGCTTACTCGACGCCTTCGCCGACCAGGGCTACGACGTCGATGTAACCGTTCACCCGACCGCGATTCCGGTAGAGGTCGGGGACTTCAGCGAGTGGTCGGAGGACCAGCCGGCGATGGCGAAGGACGCGAACATCGCGCTCGTCAACTACGGCCCGGAGTTCGGCCTCGCCGGCGGCTACTGGGCGTGGGTCCAGCCGTCCTTCTTCGAGGACTGGGGCCGGGAGGTCGGGAGCCGAATCAAGAACGTCGGCGGCGACGGGGATTTCAACGGCCCGACCGCCGGCGTCATCACCGTCCTGCACGAAATCGGGCACTGCCTGGGGCTGGGGCATCTGGACCGGGTGGGGAACGAGGTCGTGAAGTGGGGGGAGGATAGGACCACACCGATGAACGCGGGCTACTCGAACGTGACGCGGACCAGGTACGTCTACGAATACCATCCGTCGCTGGAGGACCGGACACCTAAGGTGCAGCCGCCCGACGAGTAGTCCGTGATGCAGTCGCCGCAGCCCATCGTCGAGGTCTGGCAGTTAATCGGGTCAGTGAGCGGCGTCGTCTTAGTGGTCTTGACGGCGTACGGCACGTTAATCCTCCAGAATCGGAATCAGGTGAATAGTTTACATCAGCGGCTGTTGGGGGCTGAGGGCGACGACCGGGATACGGGGTTTGTTCAAGACACCCGTGAACGGTTGGACGATATAGAGGAATCGCAGGAACAACACGCGCAGCAGACGCATACGCAGCTGTATAAGCTGGATCAGAAGATGGATGTGGTGTTGGATGTGGTGGTGGAGGAGCATGAGGATATACGGTTGCCGGGCACCATTGAGGGGATGGAGAATGTGCCGCCGCCGCCGGGCGAGTTTTACCGGGGGGATACGCGGAGCGGTGGTGAACGGTGGACTAATGATGGCGACGACGATTAACCCTCGCCCAACACCTGCTCCAGTGGTGTCCACTCGTCCATGTCTTCGTATTTGGCGCGATAGGTGCCGGTGTCAGTTCGGTACAGCTGTGCGGGTCTGTTGAAGTAAAAGGTGGCGTCTTGGAGGCGTCGGCTGCTCCAGCGGCACGCTAAATATGGCTCGCCGCCGAACGCGGTGGCGAACCGTTGGAGGCTTTTGACTTCGGTTTGGGGGATGTAGATGGGGTCGCCGCCGCTGCTTTTCAGTTCCACGACGAGCGTGCGGCCGCGGTAGCCGGCTAAAACGTCGGGGAGGTCGCGGGCTGTTGCTGACCCGCTGCTCGGCGCGCGCATCGCGACCCACTCGTTCGTGCCCTCAATTTCGCGCACGAGTTCGCGTTCTTTCGCCCCTCCGCTCACCATTATCCTGTAACTCGGCGGCGGGCCTCCAACACCGCTTGGGCGAGCGCCGTCGTGAGTCTCCCCGCGTCCCGGTTCTCGATTCGGCCCCAGTTCTCCGGCACGTTTGTGAACACGGGGACGCCCGTCGGGGGGTCCGGTACACTGGCCTCACTCCACCCCGCCCACCCACCGTCGTGCCAGTCCACGGTGAGGTCGCCACCATGCCAGTTCACACAGTCAACGGTGGGGGCGTGGATGCGTTTCTCCCGTACCAGCTCCAACACCCGTCCCGGGTGCTCGGTTCCAAGCCGACAGTACCCGGCCCACCACTCCAACCCGTCAGCCTGTGGGTGAGGGAGGTAGCGGAGCACGATCACGGATTCAACGTCTGGGCGGGGTTCCCACCAGCGGACGGGCCATACCGCCACCTTGTAGTGGTCGGTGAACCCGGTTTCGTCCGTCAGCGGGAACGTTTCACCTGGTGGGACGTGCGGGTTCTGCTCGTCATCGTTTTCCGGCGGCGGCACCGAGTTGGATGCGCTGTCATCGACGTTACCCCCGGGGTTAACACCATTAGAACCACCGTCCTGCACGGTGATTTGGGCTTGTATTTCTTGCTCGCCGCCCGGCCACGGATGCGTGGACACGTCCAACAATTGGACGCGGTCCATGTTCTGGCAGGCGTGCCTGACCGTTTCAGCATCCCCGAGGTATTCCACGGTGGCGTCGGCTCCGGGGTGGTCTTTCTCCGTGGCGTACTTTGTGAGTGAAATATCGCCTTGGACGGTGGGGTCCGCCGCCCCACGCTCGTGTAGTTCTTCTACGACGCGCTCCACGACGTCTTGATGATTATTCACCGTAATACACCTCGTCGGTCGTCGTGTATTCGTGTAGCAGGTGATGGGTGCGTTCGTATTCTTCTTGGCAGTGATCGTCCCAACACTCCTGGCAGTAAAATGGGCCATCGCTGGGGTCCGTCTCCATGAGATACTCGTACACCCGGGCGTCTGTATACCCGATGGGTTGCACAACGCGGCCGGTGTAGCTCCGGGGGTCCAGGCAGATGCCGCACACGGGGCACTGCTCCACCCCGGTTGACCGGAACCGGGTGTGTTCGGCTTTCTCGGTGATGGGCTGCGGGTCAGGCATCCTCACCGTGTGCAGATCTGCTCATTCTGTGTCCCCCGCTGCTACGATCAGGAACCCAAATAGGAAGATGGCCGTGACCCACCACGTCGGGTGACTACTCGTCCACCCAAATAAGATGACGCCGACCGTGTGCATGAGCATGAATACCGCGGTCCCTATCCAGAGGGCCATCCACAGATCTGTTCTACTCGGCATCACGAGTCTCCCTTCTTTTTGGGGAGGTGGTAGCGGCGTTTCGTGCCCTGCTGGCTGCTACACACCAGCGTCTCAGTAACTGTGGTGTGGTCGAACTCCGCGGTGCCGTCCTCGTTCCATGCGTCGCTGGGGACGTGGCTGTTGAAGCACGCGGTGCAGAGTGCGGGGTACCCCGGCGGGTACGCAGTGGCGGGGCGGGCGAGCCATGTGGTGGTGTCGCCGGTGAGGCTGGTGCCGCACGCGGTCGTAATGTCGTCCTGCTCGCTGTCGTTGTCGTGTGTTCCTGGTGAGCGTTGCGTACTCATGTGTATTGGTCTCGGTGCGCTTGGATGCTTACTCCAGGCCGAGCATCGCGCCGAGGCCGTCGGGCTCGCTCGGGCGCTCCATCTGCACCTCGGCGTCCTGTATCCCGTCGTTAAACGCCGCGAGGGTGGCAACCACGTCGTCCACGTCGTCGTACCCCTCCAAACTAACGTTCACGACGCGCCAGGTGGTGCCGTCCGGCAGGGCTTCGTCCTCGGCTCGGTCCTCGCTCCCGGCCTTTGCGTCTACCGCCGCCGCCATGTCCTGGCTGTCCTGCTCGTGGTCGTCCGTGACTGGTTTTACTGTCAGGCCGTCGTCTTCGTGCTGTTCCTCGGTCGTGCCCGAATCGTCGGGTGCGTTCTCGTCTGCCATCGTTCGCTCCGTTGGTGGGCACCCACTGCCGGGGTGCCCGGAGTGCCCGCCCCGGAGTCGAACCGGGGCACCGCCACGCGGGCGGAGCCGCTATTTTACTCGTCGTCTTCGGCGGCTTGCTGCCACTTCTCGACAGGGCGGTCCTCGGCCTCGGCCAACCGCGTGGCCGGGAAGCTGTACGTCTGCACGCCATAATTACCCGCCATGAACGCGAGGTAGTTCCCCGTCCAGTCCTGCCATTCAGCGTTGAACCGCGTGTCCAACGTTGATTCGTATGCACAGACGTACACGGGGTCGTTTGGCGGGCAATCGTTCACCTCGTGCACGGTTTTCCCAAGTGCAGCGATACGACTGTTCTCCGCAGTCTTCGGATCGCGCGCTATCACCCGGAGGTGTTTACCGTCGTCTTCCGTATCCGCGACGCGGGTCCCGGGAAGCTGGTTACTCATCGGGTGTCTCCTGGCGGGTGTCGCGTACCCGTACGCAGTTCCGGCACATTACGCCCCCGTCCATGTCTTTGGGGTGTTGGAAGGGGCCGTAGCTCCGTACGGCTCCGCACAGTGAGGTGGCCGAGCCGTCGCTCGTTATGTGTTCGGTGGTGAATAGGTGTCGGATGCCGCTGACGGGTGATTCTGCGCCGGCTTGGTACGTGGGTGTCTCGGTTTCGCTCATGCGTCGTCCTCCTGCTGGCCACCGACCGGCGGCAGCGGGTTCCCGCCACACTGCGGGCAGGCGGCGGGGATAGTCCCGTGTTCCTGCGCCTTCTCGTTCGCAGCGCGCCACTCGTCACCGAGCGGTGCCCCGCACTCGTGGCACTCCGGCACTTGCTCGGCGTCCGCCTGCTTGTCTGCGCCCAGGTCTACCTGGAGATGGATCGTGACGGTGCCGTCCTGCCGCTGGTAGGAGTACGAGGCCACGGTGGCGTCCTGGCCTCGTAACCGCTGTACGTCCTGCATGACGCGCCCGAGGGCCTCGCCGTGGCCGGTGGCCTGCTCCACCTGCTCGCCCAGCGCGTTCACGGCCTCCTGTAGCGTATCTATCCGGTCGGTGTTTTGGTCGGTTTGCTCATGCGTCTCCCGCGTGATGCTGTTCTGCATGGATCGTTCTACGGTTTCCAGTCGGGTTTCTACTTCGTCTGCGAACTCGCTGATTTCGCTGGCGAGCACGGCGTCTTCCCGTAGGGTGTCCACGGCCTGTTCTAACTCGGTTACGCGGTCATCAGCTGGCCGTTCCGCTGCGTTGTGGACGGTGCGGGGGATGCTTCCCTCCGCCGGTGGGCCGGGTTTCTCGCGGTCACCCTCGGCCTCCTCGGCCGCCTCGTCCTCGTCCTTTTTGGCGTCCAGTTTGTCGGGGTGGGCGTGCCGCCAGTCCGTAAACGCGAGGCCATCCGGGCTCTCGTGGTCTAACTCCACCACCATCGGGTCCCCACGCGAGTACCTGACTGGGGTGCCGTATAGCCGGTCGTCGTGCACCAGCCCGCTCACGTCGTCCCCGTACGCGGGGTTTGTGAGGCTGACGAATACGCCGTAGGGCTCGATGTTGTTCACGTACGCCCAATACGGCGTGTTTGGCTGTACGTCCTCAGTCTGGGCGTCATCTGGGAGGCGGGCGGCGTCCTCTGCCCCTGGACGCGGGGTGTGTTCGTCTATGTAGGCGTCGCTGAGATACGCGCTGCTCGTGGTGCGTGGGTCCTCACTCGGTGGGTCGCTACGCTCGCCCCCGGCTGTCTCGGTGGTAGTCGTCTCGGGCATCTCGTCACGGTTCTCGTCCGGTAGATCGTACCCGGCGGCCTCCAGCATCTCCCGCACCGACAAATCCGTGGCAACGTTCTCCAACGCATCCTCGCCATCTTCATTGGTATCGGCTACGTGGGCTTGGCGGCGCGCGAGGATATCGCTGTATTTCCGTAGCACCGTCCCGACGTACGTTTCACTAACCGCGATGTCCGTTTTCTCTTTGATGGCTTGACTGAGGTCTCCGTACGACGACTCGTGTACGTATTCGGGGTGTTCGGCGGCGAAGTCGATGACTGCGGTTTGTTTTTCGGTGAGTTCACTGTATCCTCGTGCGTTCCTCTGGGTGCCCCGGATTTCGTACATCTCCGTGTTGTGTTCGCGGGAGTCTGTTGCGCCGACGAGTAGCGACCGGAGTGCGTTCGCCACGGTATACGGGCTTTTAACCCCGGTTTTCTCGGTTATCTGCATCTTGGTGGCGTTCGGGTTCCTGATGGCGCAAACTGCGGCGCGGGTGCCTTCCGTTCCGAGGCTGTTGGGTAGCTGGCCGCGTATGTTTTCCACGCTCCACCGCCCAGCATCGTTGGTGTTCTCGGTGTCGGTACTGTCATCATTGTTGGTGGGTTCTGTTGCCATAGTTAGTCCTCGACGTCGTTCAGCATCCGCTTCAGCGTCTCCTTGGTATCCTGGTACTCCTGTACTGCGTCGTCCAGCCCCGTGCGGTGTTCGTGTAACGCGGCTTGTATCTCGTCCCCGGTGAAGCCCTGCTGGGCGTTTAGGTCGTCGTAGTTGTGAAGCCAGCGGGCGGCGGTGCGTTCGGCGGCGGGCGGGCTGAATAACTGTTCGTTCGCCCCCCGTAGGTACGTTCGTAACGCGGCTGACTCGTCTTTCCCGTCGAAATCCTGGGTGAGGGTTTCGGCCATCGCGCTATACACCTGCCACGCGGTCGCCTCGTTCGGCGTCACACCGTCGTTGAGGCGGTCGTCTGCGTTTTCGGCGTACGATTTGGTGCCGTCAAATAGGGCTAAGAGGTACTGCTCGCTCGTGATGGGTAATTCTGTGAAGTTGATGGTGTATTTTTGGGCTTCGGCCACCGTTTTGCGGAGGGCGTCGGTAGCAGCCTCGGCTTGTTCCAGCATGATGCGCCACCAGCTGGCTACGTCTTGTTTCGCGGTGCCGCGGTGGCTCCGCCGGCGTTTATCCGTGATACCGCGTAGCTGCGTCCCGGTGTCTTTTTCGGCGGCGACGATTTCGGCGTATAGCGCGGTGCCGCCGTAATAGTCGTACCCGGTCTGGATGCCGATGATGTATTCATTGTTGGCGAGTGTGACGGTGATATCTGGGAGCCATAGGTCGAGGTGGAGTTCGCCGCCGTTCCGGTACAGTCGGGCTTCACCGAACACGTCGTTTGTGGTGGTGTCGTTTTCTCGGAGTGCGGCGAGGCCGGGGCCGTATTTGTCCATGGGGCTGACGGGGCTGTATTCGTCCGTGGCGATGTGCCAGACTGGGGTGTCTGTGGGTCGGGTGTCGGCGTTGTCTGTGCCTTCCCAGGCGGGGTTTACGAGGGCTTGGTAGCCGGTGGGTTCGCTCCGTTGATCCTGTTCTGTGTCGGGCGCGATGACGGCGTATGCTTCGGTTCCGCCTTCGAGGTAGGTGACGGGGCGGCCCTCGATGTTGTATTCTTCGTTGAGGTATCGCACCACGTCTTGGAGTGTGTCGGCGCACTCGACGCTGGTGGTGGTGGGGTTGTTCATCCATGGTTCGAAGCTGGTCGTTCGGCTTGGGTGTCCGATGCTGCGAAAGCCGATGCGGTGTTGTGGGGTTGCCATTGTCGTCCACCTGTTGGGCCACGTTAGCCCGGTGTTAGCGGTTTACAAACACGCGGTAATAAAACCACGTGGTCCCTGGATGTTTGCCGCACGCAAACACTTATAGTGGTGTAGGCGAAAGAACACGTATGGCGCAGCAGCCCTACCCGATACAAATCCGCTGGTCAAACACCACCGACATCGTGAGCAAATTCTCCACCCGTGAACTCGAGCCGCTACACGGCACCCCACCCGAGAAACGAGAGATAACGGACCACGAACTGGACACGCTCGCCCAGGTAGTGCTGGCCAGGTCAAAGGAATACGTGGTGGTCGAAGACGAGGCCGAACTGGAAATCGTGATAGACGGACTGGAACGGTTTCGAGACGGTATCGCCCACCCATCATACGGGGGGACATGGGCAACGCGACAAAAAGCCAACAGCGTGGACCGGGTGCTTACGGCCCTCAAGACGGTGCAGCGCGAATGAAGCAAACCAAAGCCCTCCGCCGCACCTTAGAAGACATGACCGCCGTATACAGCGGCGAAAACACCAAAACCGACGTTGCGTTTACGACCGGGACGCCGCACGCCGGCAGCCACGCCCGCGACTGCGACTGCAAAACCACGGGGGAACACGTTGCCGTCGCCACAAACGTCCGAGACACGTATGGCAAGAGCATGGACGGGGCGAACGAACTCCGCATCATCGTGGACACGTTGAGCCACGAGATGGAGCACGTCCGTAGCAGCTTGTTGACGGCGAAACGCGAGTTCCAAGCCCGATACCCCGACGCACCCCGGTTCGCCGGCATGGTCCTCAACGTCTTAGAGGACCAATACATCGACTGGCAACGATTAACCCGGTTCCGCGGCCTCCGGTCCGCACATAGTTTCAAGGTGGACCGGATTATGGCGAACGGGACCCGCCGCCCACCCTTGGATAATTTGGAGCCGTCCGAGCAGGTTGTGGAGGGCTTCCTCCAAATGGCGTTCGCGGGGTACGTCAAGGGGTGGAGCGATACCGCGCGTGAGGTGCAGGAGGCTATTGTGAAAACTCGGCCGTTGGTGGATTTGGTTCGGAATGAGCATGATGCTCACGAGCGCGAATCTATCGCCCACACGTGCGTCGAGATACTGTTGGCGGCGGTGCCCGAGCCGGAGACAGTGGACGAGTATACGGAGGAGAATCAGGGCCAGATGCCGACCGATCAGCCCGCCGACCTGTCACCCGAGGACGTACAGGACCTGTTGGACGATATGGAGCCGGGCGACGTTGAAGAACCCGATGATGCGAGTGGGGGTATAGCGGTTGACCCGGACGAGTACGACGTGCCCGAGTGGCTGGAGGACGAGATGGAGCAGGCCGACGGTGATGAAGCCGAGGTGTCAAGCGCGCCGAAGCGCGATGACCCGTGGCGCGACGACGATCACCACGACGAGGACGGCCGTGAGGATGGCGACGAGCACGCTGATGGAGATGCGGGCGATGGGCCGGGCAGCGACGGTGACACGGAGAGCGCGCAACACACGCCCGAGACGGCGGGCGACACCGACGAGGCCAGCGCCGGTGGCGATGATACCGAGGGCAGCACGAGCCAGGAGACGCAGCCCACCAGATCTGGCCAGAACCAACAACCCCGCGGCAGCCCCCCAACCGAGCACGAAGTCGGCGGCGACGGCGACCGCGACCCATCACAAACACCCTCGGGTGCGGACCCCATCGAAGACCCCATTGAGGAGGGTATTGAGGAGTTGGAGCAGCGTGAACGCGAGCGAGATGCGGGGGAGCATTGGAACGCGGGGGACAACGACTACCAAGCCCCCGACGACGAGTTCCAGCGTCGATACCAGCGGATTGAGCGGGAGGTGCAGCGGGAGCAAACCGGGCTCGGCCAACAGAAACGGAGACGTGACCAACGCATCGACCACCACCAGGAGCGACCGGCATTTGAACGCCGGTGGGACAGCGCCGAGACAATCCGCGAACTCCTCCGAACGGATGGGACGGCGTCGGATATCGTGGACGCGTTCACACAGTTCAAAACCCAGGACCGCTGGCGTCCCGACACCCGCGGCGAGCGGTTACACACCCGGAACGCCACCCGACGGTTAGCGGGCGACTACAGCACGGACCGGGTGTACGACCGGAAGCTCAAAGCGGAAGTGGGGGACCGATGTGTTGGGGTGGCTTTCGATTTGAGCGGGAGCATGAAAGGCGTGAACGGGCTCAGGACGCCGAAGCTGGCGCTCGGCGCACTCTACCTTGCGACGAAGACCATCGGGGACGACCTCCTCGCGACCGGGTACAAGACGTACGAGAACCACCCGCAGAAAAACAAGTACGAGCCAGTGTTGGACCTTATTACGGGACCGCAGGAGTCGTTTGAGTGGACGCATCTGGATGGGGCGAAGGCGGGGATGTATACGCCGACGGCCGACGGCGTACAGTACACGCAGGAGTTACTGAAACGCTCGCACCGGCGCGAAAAAGTCATGGTGGTCGTGACTGACGGGAAAGCGAATATCCCGCTTGGTGGGTCTACGGCGACGAACACCACGAAAGGCCAGTACGACGCGAAACGCGCCGTGAACACCGCGCGCCAAGACGGCATCAAAGTATTAGGAATGGCCGTTGACGACGTCGGAAGCCAGCATATGGACGCGGTGTTCGGGTCGGGGAAGTGGGTGCAGGCGGGGAGCGATACCCTCACCGAAGACCTCGTGGCCATATATAAAGACCAGATGAGAACAGGCCAGCAGCGCCGGGCCTAAGGCGTTTAGTTAATCTTATTTACACCGTGGTAGGAACCGGTGTATATGGTATGCCGACCAGATGCCGAGCGGTTGCATGAACTGTACCACGAGCGGGAAATGGACCAGGCGAACATCGCGCAGAAGTACGAGGTAGACCAGTCTACCGTCTCCAGATGGATGGACCGCCACGACGTGGAGGCCCGACACGAGCGTGTAACGCACTCTACGCTGCCACGCCTGCGCCAGCACCAGCGCGGGTATCAGTACTGGGAACACGGCGACCAGTACGTGTACGTCCACCGTCTCGTGGCCGTAGCGCACTATGGGCTAAAGGCCGTGGCCGGACAGCACGTGCATCACCGGAACGACGTGCCGTGGGACAACCGATTCGAGAATCTGGAGGTGTTGGATGCAGGGCAGCACCACGCAAAGCACCGGGGCACCGAGAACGCACTATGGAAGGACCCCGAGCGGTTAAAGCGGCTACTGGAGCGGCACGACACGCTGCGGGCAGCCGCCGAGGATGCAGGATGCACCCACAGCAACCTGATATACTGGCGTGAGAAGCACGATTTGGAGGCCTGAATCGATGTACGCGAATCCGTTGTTGGCGACCGGGCACGACGAGCGCCATATTTGGTACAAGGAGGATCTGTACGGCATGATGGACGGGGGTATTTAAAATTCGCGTGGCGCGGTAGAGGTGGTGTCGTGCCGGACGGGTGGGGATGGGTTGTGCGAAGTTTGCGCAAGACATGGGTTCCACGACGGTTTTGCGTAACCAGTATTCGCGGTTGTCGGCCCGTTGAAACCCGGTTTGATTTGCGTATTTGCGGTTTCGCCACACTTATGTGGGTTCGCGCGAAGCGAACACAGTATGGCGCAGCAGACCAACCCCGATGGGAGCGACCAGAAAATCACCCTCGACCGCGTCCAAGAATTAGTCAAGGACGACATCAACACGAACCAGGACCTCACCGAGGCATTAGACGCGAGTGTGGGGCACGTGGGCCGGAAGCTGAAGGAGTGGACCGAGGAGGGCGAGTTGGACCGCACGAAAATCGGGCACGCCTACGAGTATAGCGTGCCCGAGAACCCGGCTGGAAAGCCGCGTGAGGCAACGAGCACCCACGCCCCACCAACCACCCCGGGACAGGACGCGAGCCGACACAGCGGCGGTGACGCCCTCAGAGCGCCGGTGGACCGAGACTACCAGTGGAACTCGTTTGTCCCAGCCGGCGACGAAGTCGCGGAATACATCAGTCACAACGGTGAGAAACGCGAGATAGAGCTGGAGATAGCCGCGATACAACAGTGGGTCCACGGCGTGCACGCAGATCTGCGCGACCAGTACGGTGAGGACCCGACGCCCGAACAGGTGACGTCGGAGTGCCGGCGGCGGGAGAACGCCGAGGACGACTACGCCCCCAGGTTGCCACGCTACATGATCGACGGCCCGACCGGTTGCGGGAAAACGACGCTTGCGGAGAGTATCGCTGCTCACCCGCCGGACGCAGCCCGAGCCGGGGACGAGATGGGGTGGCCGGTTATCGAGATACAGTTCACCTACGACATGAGTCCCGCCGAATTACTCGGCAGCCCGCAGCTGGTCGGCGGCAGCACAGTGTGGGAAGATGGTGGCTTGACGAAGGCGTTGCTCGCGAGCCGTGAGGGGCCGGTGGTCGTGATATTGGACGAGGTGCCTCGTGCCCGTCCCGAGGTCCACAGTACGTTGATGGATGCGTTGGACCATCGTGCCCGGGTGAAGTTGACTGGTCGTGGGCATGAGGCGATTCAGGGGGTTCCGTACAACCTCGTTACGGTGGCGACCGCGAACCTGGGCGACGAATACCAGCATTTCGAGATGGACCCCGCACACAAACGACGCCTCGGGGACCGCCACAGCGTGGACTACCTCGGGGTGAACTACCCGCACCGCGAAGCCGACCTGGTGGCCGAGCGCACCGGGTGCCCCAGCCGACTCTCGGACCTGTTGGTGGAGGTGGCGAACCAAGTCAGGGAGCGAGCCGGCGACCCCACGAGCGATGTGCGGTTCGGCGTGCCCACGGCAGCGCTATTGGACTGGGCGCAGAAATCACGGAGCCTCGCCGCCCACGACGTGGACGATATGGACGGCGTGGAGAATCCCATCGTGCAAGCCGCCCTCGGCACGGTTGTGCGGCGGTGGTACGATGGGAACCAGGCCGAGGCCGACACCGTGCGCCAGATCGTGAAGGATAACTTGGACGGGTGTCCCTATGGTGAGGATGCGGTGGCGGCGTGGGCGGGGGAGCAAGAGTACGTGGTGTGCGGGGATGAGTGTGGGTATCAGGCCCCGGTGAGCGAGGCCGAGCAAGAGGGCGTACTCGACTTCATGGAGTGTCCGAGTTGTGACAACCACGTGGAGCGGAAAACAAGTCAAGAGATGCAGAACGAGGGCCGGTTGTAATCAACGAAGGCGTTTTTTGCTGTATCGGTAGGGTTAACTTGCTCACGGATAGTAGCGGCTACGCAAGGCGAAAGGACGGGCCGAAACAGCCGGCCCGGGGCACGCGGTGCTACGACCTGCATCGTGTTAAACTATTGGCCTTTCGTCCCGGCCAGCCATGAGTGACGAAGCCACACCCGACCGCGTTGCACAAACTGGACGATCAACGTGCTACTTTTGCCCCTCAGAGGGGCCGCTGAAACGCCACCATATACTCCCGAAGCGCCTCGGTGGGACCGACTCGGACCGGAACCTCGTGGAGCTATGCCCGACGTGCCACGTCCGGCTGGAGCAGTTGTACGATGACCGCGTACTCACAACGTTGGAGGCGGATATGTCGAGGGATGCGGTTCAGTGGGCTGACCATTACGATGCCGCTGTGATAGACGAACTCGAGGTTGGGGCAACAGTATCGGTCGCGGTACTGCGGAAGTTGTACCGGACTCGGACGCGGATTAAGAATAGTGAGACGGTGCGGGTTCGTGTGAAGCAGCTGGTTGAGAGTGGGTTGTTTGAGCGGGCTGGGGGGAGTCGGTCGTATCGTTTTGTCGGGAAGGAGGAGGGGTAATATTATGATGGGAAATATTAGGAGTAGCGGCAACATCGCCCGGGTTGTCTTATTTGTAAGACAGTGTATGACATGTCTATACGTTTCCCCGTACGGCCACAGCCCTACGGGCTGTGGCCTAGGGGAAACGTTAAGACTTGTAACACACCTGCACCACCCCGTAACTAACCACGGAGACATGAGGTGGTGCAGGTGAGCGAGCAACGGATAACGTTCCGGGTAGACGACGACACAAAACGACGGTTAGGCGGCGACCACACGAACCTATCCGGGGTGATGCGGGATTTAGCGCAACGATACGCTGCGACCGGCGACACGGAAGAAGCGGCCCTGCTGGTGGAGCGAGAGCAGGTCGAGGAAGATATACGTGAGTTACAACAGGAAATCAGTGAGTTAGAGGCGCGGTTGGCGAAGAAGCAACGGGACCTGGAACGCATAGATGCTCGGGTTGAGCAGCGGCGGGAGACGATCACGGATGAAGCGTGGGAGTACGCCGAGAAAGCGGTGGAAAGCCCCAGGCCGGTGGACGAGATGGTGGCGCCGGATAATCCGGCTGTTGAAAATTATGCTGTCAAAGCCGGTAAGAATGTAGAGGAGTTCATGTATGAGGTCAGGCGGGTACTGCAGGAGTAACGTGTGGTGTTTTGCGCGAGGTTTTGCGCGCAGCCTTTACAGGGCTGTGCCACAGACGCAAATACGCACATGACCAGCGCGGACACCTACGACGACCACGCCACAAGTCTACACGACGACCTCACCGGCCACCCCGCGATACTCGACACCGACGTAGACACAGCACGGCGACCGTACCGCGTCATCGCCGACATAGACCAACTTCCCATCCCCGCAGGGGTCCAAGACATTCTCACCACCCATCAGGCCACCATCGAGCAAGTCGAAGGCGGCACCGACGGCCTCCTCGTAACGCTTCGGCCGACGCGGGTGTGGCGGCCCGCCGGTCAACGCACCATTAGAGCCCACGGCGGGTCTATCGTGTGCACGCTTACTCGTGAGGCGGTGGAGGCGAGCGGGCTTACCGAGGGCGTGGAGGTGGACCTTGCGGCTCGCGACGATCAAGTTCGAATCACGCGGCGGACGGGGGCGGAGTGAGGGTGTTGGACGAATACCCGGACATGGTATACGAGGCGTGTGATGCGCTCGCGGATGTGGGAATGGCGTATAGCACGTACGCGACCCAGGTCAGCGTTTCACTCACCAGCGAGGAGGCGCAGGAGTGGTTGGAGCAGGCCGTTGAGGGCGATATAGAGGAGCGTGGGAACGCGATCAAGAAACTCGTGCAGGAGACGGATGCACGGTTTACCACGCCGGATGCGGTGAATCATGTGCAGCGGGTGGATATCGTGCGGGATGCCGTGATTCAAGTGGCCGAGGGGAGAGTGGCGGCATGAGTAGCGACGAGCCCGAGTCGGGGGTGGTGTATTTGGATTGGATACCGCGGGTGGAGGAAGGTCCCGACCGGAGCCAGCGCATTAGCGGCGTTAGAGAGGTAGAAATACGCGACAGTGTGGGGCCGCGAGAGTTCGACAATGTTAAACTCGTGTTGCATGGGGTGGATGGCGTGGCGGTGTTCGACCGCAGTCACATTCGTGGGTTCCGTGCTCAAAACGGGGTGGCGGTTCCGCAGTACGAGCAACGATCTGGGGGTGAGTGATGGGGGGGAGTGGAGCGCGCGTCCGGTTCGATTTGCCGAGTGGGACGCCTGCTGCTGAGGAAATTAGTGAGGTGACGAATACGGGTCCCGGACAGTCTATTCGGTACGGTAAGGGGGACGAGTGCCCGGATGATGTTAGAGCCGCGGTCTACGATGCGATCAAAACCGCGTTCGGTAATAACCTTAATCTGTGGTATTTGCTTCCGAGAGAAGTGGTGTATACGCCGGAGTACGTGGCGGTGACGATGGTGCCGGTGAACTCGGCGTACGCCTCGGAACCCGATATGGAGGTACAGGGTGGGCCACGGCAGCGGTTGCTCGCCACGCTTTCTGAGTACCACGCGAACGGGACGGATGTGGTGGCGGTGGCGGATGTATTGGCAAACACAATGGGGGACGTGGCAACGTTACGCAGGGAGCTGGAACGGTTAGAACAACGTGGTGCGGTGTATCAGCCCACCACGGGGTGTTATCGCCGAACGGAGGCCGGGGATGACTGACGCGGGGGATGATTTGCGGAATGCGAGCGAGTGTTTAGACCCGGCGCTGTTGTTCATCGAGGACGCGCGAGACGCGACGGGTAGTGACGACGTTGCGGAGATGGTGGTGAAAGTCGAAGATATCGCCGAGGACCTGCAGTGTGCGTTGGAGTCTATCGCGGTGAAGGCCGACGAGCACGAGGGGGGTGGCGGTGCGTGACGGTGGAGTGGCCGCACGGTTGGGAGCGCACACCGCCGGATCGGCGGGAGCGGACGCGGAAGTTCGACAGCACTATCGGTGACACGACGCGGAGCCTGAGCGCGGAGCTGGAGCGGGTGGACCCGGATACGTGGCGGGCATCGACGGGGAGTGGTGGTAGTCACGTGAAACAGAATGGGTTGCCGAAAGCCAGCGCGAACCCGAGCGACCCCGGGTTCGTGTTGCGGTGGACGATGGACGGCCACCAGCACGCGGTGGCCTGTGATAGGTACGTGCGGTTGGTGTCTAACGCGAGGGCTGTGTTGTTGTGGGTTCGGGAGACGCGGTTGCGGGGGAATCGTCCGGTGGTGACGGGGCAGGATGAGTTTGCGACCGCGCGGTTGCCGAGTGGGAGGGACGAGACGGCTACTGCTGCGCGGCCGCCGCCGCACGAGGTGTTGGAGGTGGCTGAGGATGCGAGTGAGGCGGTTGTTCGGGCTGCGTATCACGAACGGGTGAAGACCGCGCATCCGGACCAGGGTGGTAGTGCCGAGGAGATGAAGGTGGTGCAGTGGGCACGTGAGCAGCTGCTGGAGGGGCAGGAGCCATGACCATTCGAGTGTTGGAGGTCACGCGCCGGGGCGTGGTCTCGCCCTCCGGCTGCATTTTCGCCATCAGGTACATTGAGGACGGCGAACCAGGCATTACTACCGAGTGGCTGGACGAGTTTCTGGAACGTGAGTGTGAGGACGTTTTATGGTGTGTAGAATGACTATGGCGGAGGAGTCGATGGGACGGGTGGTGAGCGTGTTGGTCCCGGGGCGGGTCGGGGGGAGCGGTGACGGATAAGCGTGAGGCGGAGCAGTGGAAAGCCCGCCAAGACCTCGAATCGGCCGGGTATGAACCCCGGTTTGAGAACGGGGTGTTTCTACACGGTTGTAATGAGTCGGCGAAGCACGCGCACGTGAAACTCGCACTCGCTCGTGTGTTACAGGAGAAGCGGGGGAGTGATGGGTGGGATACCGAGGTACAGGGGCCGAGTGGGCGGGTGGATGTGTTGGACCTTGGGCCGGTGGATGGGCGGCCGGTGGTGTATGAGGTGGAGACGGGCGCGAGGAAGCAGCGTGTGCGGGAGAAGGTGGACCAGTATGTGGTGGGGCCGGTTCGGGATGTAATTGTTTTGGACCCGCTTGACGCGCCTGATGATGTACGTGAGTTACAGGGGTGGGTGGAGGGGCACGTGGTGGGTTGATGCCGCACTGTGATTACTGCGGGTTGCCCGCTGTGTGTTTCGGCGCTGACCTTGCGGCTCCGAGGCACCGTTGTCCACGCTGCTGCCGTGAGTACCCGCAGTTGGGCGGTATCCACGGCCCGGACGACTATCTGGTTGGGCACGTGGCTGCGGAGGGCATTGTTCTGTGTTGACACGGAGGCTTTTTAACCCCACAACGGCGTGTACCACGTGAGCGCCACCTGGTGGTCTGCTGCGCCATCAACAGAGTCTCGCGGGTGGCGCTCACGTGGGAACGCCAGGGGTCGTCCACCCCCTTTACGCTCCACCCTCATCCCCCGCACTTGGGGAATCCTTTACCGTGTAGCGGCGTCCACGTGACGTATGGCAGACCACGACCAGCCTGAAAGGGGGGAGCGGTTTTCTACCGACGTGGAACTCTGGAGCCTGGAGGACGTGCATCCGTATGCGAATAACCCGAAGGAGCACCCGGACGAACAAATAGAGAAAATCCGGTCGAGCATTAAGAACTACGGGTTTGACCAGCCGTTAGTGGTGGATGCGGATGGGGAAATCATCAAGGGGCACGGCAGGCGGTTGGCCGCCAAAAGCCTGGGCTTAGAAAACGTCCCGGTGTTGGTGCGGGACGACCTGAGTGAGGGGGAGAAGAAGGCGGCGAGGATTGCGGATAATCGGACGAGTGAGAGTGGGTGGGATACGGAGACGCTTGCCGCTGAGTTCGAGGCGTTGAAGGACCACGATGATTTGGAGTTCGGGGTATCGACGGCGACGGCGTTTGACGAGGGCGAGATCGAGGATTACTTCACCGCACTGAATGAGGGGGATGGTGTGGCTACGGGGGATTTTACGGCGGGGAGTTTGCAGCAGGATTTCGGGGTGCCGCCGTTCAGTGTCTTGGATACGACGCGGGCGTATTGGACGCGGCGTCGTGATGAGTGGCGGGAGATGGGGTTGGATACGCTTACCGAGGCACCGGGACGCGAGAACGTGCTGTTTGACGACGGGCTAATGACTGGCGAGTGGGATGCGGGTGAGGATAGTGGCGGCATCGGTAGCGGGTTTGATAACGAGGGGGCGTCCATCTTTGACCCGGTACTCGCGGAACTGCTGTACCGCTGGTTCGCTCCGGTGGGCGGCACCGTTCTGGACCCGTTTGCGGGTGGGCCGGCTCGTGCCGTCGTGAGTGCTGTCACCGGCCGGGCGTATCATGGTATTAATCTGAACGAGGCGCAGGTGGAGCACAACCGCGAGTCGTGGGATGGGGTGGCCGGCAGCGACATTGAGGTGGCGACTCCGCCCCGGTGGGCACACGGTGATAGTGCCGAGATGGACGCGGTTATTGACGCGGAGGGGTGGCCCGAGGAGTACGACTTCCTGTTTTCCTGCCCGCCGTACCACGACCTGGAGGAATACACCGACCAGGATGCGGACCTGTCGAACATGGACTACGCGGAGTTTCTGGAAACGTACCGCACCATCATCGCGCAGGGCGTAGAGCGGCTGAAAAACAACCGCTTCGCCGCGTTCGTCGTGAGCGAGGTGCGGGACGACGCCGGGTACTATCGAGGGTTCGTCAGCGATACCGTGCAGGCCTTCGAGGACGCCGGGATGCACCTCTACAACGACGCCGTTCTCGTGTACACGCCGGGAACCCTGCCTGTCCGTGTGCGGAACTACTTTGAGAAGGGCCGGAAGCTCGGGCGGATGCATCAGAACGTGTTGGTGTTCTACCAGGGCGACCCCGACCCCGGCACTATCCGCGAGCAGGTGGGTAAGGTTAGTGTGCCGAGCGTGGTCTTTGGGGACGGTGACAGCGAGGACGACGCTGAGACGGGTGCGTGGGCGGTGGAGCAGGAGTCGGACCCGGAGACGGTGACGGCGCAGGAGAAACGCGGGGGGTGATGGGGTGTGTCGTGCGATATTATTGAGGCTGATGGGGTGGCGTGGTGCCGTGAGAACCCGCACGCCGGCGCTGTTGTTACCAGTTTGCCGGACCCGGAGAACATCATCCTGCCTGATGATAGTATGTATACGGGGCGTCCGTGGGCGTGGTTCCGCGAGGCTATTGATGCGTGTGCTGCGGCCACCCATCCGGGGGCTCCGCTCGTGTTGCGGCAGACCGACCGGCGGGACGACGGCACCAGGTCGAAGGCTGCGCTCGCGTTCGACGTGCTACTCCACCAGCGGGACACGGAGTGGCGGTGCCTGTGGCATAAAATCGTGTTGCATCAAGACCCGGAAACCACTAACATTCATCGGCCGACGTATTCGCACTTGCTTGCGTTCGGTCGCAACGGTGTGGGGCCGGGGCGGCGGACGCCTGATGTGTTGCGGCCTGGTGACCGGTTGTACGCGAATGGGATGGGTCTGGCTACTGCCGAGCGCGTTGTCCAGTTTGCCGGTACCGCCCATGAGTGCATCGTGGACCCGTTTTGCGGTCGGGGGACGGTGCCGGTGATGGCTGACGCGCTCGGGTACTCCGCCATAGGTATTGACTTGGACCCTGGGCAGGTTGCCTGTGCTCGTGGGTTGTCGTTGTCTCGCCCGTAACTGGGGTGTGCGTGGTTTGTTTTCGGGGGTGTCTGTGGTGTCTCGGTGGTATTGTCGTGGCTGGGAGGCCGGTGTTTCGTGGGTTTGCGCGAATTTCACGCTACCATTCCACCACCGTCAGACCCCGATTCTATGGGTAGTCGTGCTTTCCCCCATAGAAACCCACGAATTTGCCTAACGCAAACACTTATGGTGGTGTAAACACATGAACACACATGGCGCACCAGACCACCACCACCGCACTCGCACTCGCCACCAACCCCCACGTCACCCGCCTCACCCTCACCCTCACCACCAACATCCTCTAACCAGGACTACACACCCCCTCTCGCGTTCACCCACCGTCACCTTTTCCACCACGGCCACCCACTACCCCCATAACACCCCGCCTATCACCCCATGCACACACCCACTGAACGCCTACAAGACGGTAAACGACACCGCCCACGCCCGCGAACCCACGCCATCAAATGGTATACCCGTACAGGCTGCATCCCCCCAGGCCACCAAGCCGCGGTCGCCGAGTACATCCAGGAGGCACACGGCCGTGAGTAGCCTTCAGCGGCTCGTCTATCTCCTTGCCCCGCCGCTACTGGCGCTGGCGGTCGCGTATCTCGTTGGGGTTCCGGCGGGGTTGGTGTCGTTCGTGGTGCTGGTGGTCGTGGCGATACTGGTCGTGCGGGCGTTCCCGCTATGAGTGCGTGCCCGCAGGATGTGTGTGAGTGCAACGGGTGGCCGCCAGACGAGTGCCCACAGTGCGGCACGGTGATGCTCGGGTTTACGCCGGGGGACTGGCACCGGCATTTCGAGCAGGAGTGTCGGGGGTTGGGGCGGTTGTACTGCTTCGTCCAACCCGGGGAGGTCAACGCCTAATGGTGGGGAATGGGAACCGGGATTACTATCATGTGGATGTCCCGGACCAGACGCCGCCGGACGAGTACGAGTGGTGGGAGCGCCGCGCCGAAATACTGAACCTGATATTGGAGCGTGGGAGCCCGCACGGCATCACACAAAACAGGTTAGCCGAGCGGTACGACGTGTCGAAGTCGCAGATCAGTAAGGACATGGATCGGCTCCGTGGGCACGTTGAGAAACACCTCGGCAGGTCTGCGAAAATGACGACGCGGGCGCTGTACGCGAAAACTATTGAGGACCTCAGGGAGCAGGGGGAGTACAGGGAGGCGTTTGAGGTGGCGATGGAGTGGAATCGGTGGCTGCAGGATTTGGGGAAGCAGGAGACGACGCCCGAGAAGCACGAAATCAGTGGGCGGGTGGAGTCGGAGCATACGGAGAAGAAGATGCTCGTGGGGGTGGACCTTGGGAGTTTTCCTGAGGTGGATCAGAGCCGGATGGTTGGGGTGGATATGCGTGAGGATGCGACGGATATAGCGGTTGAGCACACCGACAACGACGGTGTTACTACGGGTGACGCTGAGTGACTAATGGGGACGACGGTGGGTTGGACGTGCCCGTGCTCGCGGATGCCGTCGCGTTACTCGGTGTGACGTTGATTTTAGGCGGGGGGTTGATGGTGGCGGGCCGGGTGGCGTGGCTCGCGTGGCAGCAGTGGGGCTGGTGGGCCGGGTTCGTGTACGTCGGCGTGGGGGTCGCGGTGTTTCTCGTGGCCGCTGTCGGGGCGTGGCTGTACGCGAGAGGCATCCCCGTTGTGCGTGCCCGGTACCACAAATGGCGGCGTGGACGTGAGCGTGCGGGCCAGGACGAGGGTAACTAATGGATCGCGTCTCCCCGAGTACTATGCACGACTCCCGTAGCCACGAGATGACCGAGCGCGTGCAGGAGGCGTACATCGACGCTGTGACGCGGTTGTACGCCGAGGGGCGGCTGCGGTTGGGGGAATTGGAGGATTTGCTGGACCTCGTGTTGGAGGGTGAGACTCGTCCTCGTGAGTTCCGCGAGCGGGTACAGGGGCAGTATGGTATTGAGTTGGTGGTGTGGGTGCCGGAACTGGAGGGTGAGGTGGTGTATGTCTGACGGGGATGGGTATAGTGTGGCGGTGGAGGGTGAGTATAGCGATACGGGGGCGTACGCGCTATTCTCTGGTGGCGATGATAGCCTCGCGGCGACGCACAAAGTGATGACGCGGGACGGTACCCCTGTGGATCGTGTGTTGTATTTGGATACGAATACGGGAGTGCCGGAGAACCTGGAGTACGTCCGAGATGTGTGCGAGCGGTATGGGTGGCCGCTTATAGTTGCGTCCGCGCCCATATCGTTGTACGAGTTCGCCACCGGGAAGGGGCCGGGTGATCGTACGTCGATGGGGTTTCCGGGTCCGGGCGCGCATTCGTGGGCGTTCCGGTATTTTAAGGAGCGGCAGATACAGCACGTGGCGCAGCAGCATGAGGACCCGCGGTTTTACACGCGGATACGGAGTCATGAGTCGGAGCGGCGGATGCGGACCGTTGACGGTGAACGGGAGAGTCGGGATGGGCGGTGGACGTATGTGAACCCGATTCATGACTGGCGGGACCACGAAGTCACAGAGTATCGTGAGTGTCATGGGTTGCCGCGGAATCCGGTGGCCGAGTCTATCGGTCGGTCGGGGGATTGTTACTGTGGGGCGTTTGCGTCTCGGACGGAGGAGTTGGTGGAGTTGGAGGCGGAGTATCCGGGTCATGCGGCGTGGTTGAAGGAGTGTGAGCGGCGGGTGCAGGAGGTGGTGGGGGCGGATAGTGAGATGTCGTTTTGGGGGTTTGGGGAGATGTCGGCGTCGGAGTTGCGGGGGTTGGTGGCGGAGAATGATGCGGCGCAGTTGTCGTTGTGTGCGTCGTGCGATATACCCGAACTGGAGGGCGGCGAGAGCGAGTAAGCTGGTATGCCTCGCTCGTTCATCCAGTACGTGGGTGGGAAAACCGCGTTGGCGGAAGACATATACACGACGTTCCCGCCGCACACGCAGTACGTTGAGGTGTTCGGGGGTGCGGCGGGTGTGTTGTTGCAGAAGCCGCGGAGCGAGGTGGAAGTGTATAATGACGTGAACGACGATCTCGTGACGCTTTTTCGGGTTGCGCGGGACCGGATGGGGGAGCTACGCGAGTGGTTACAAAACACGCCGTACGCGCGGAGTGAGTACGACCGCATCACGAGGAGGTTTTATAACGGCGACCGGCCGGATGACGAGGTGGCGTGGGCGGGGTGGGTGTATTATATCGCGTCCACGAATTTCGCGGGGAAGATGGCGCGGAAGGCCGGGTTTTGTCGGGATAGACCAGATACGTCCGGTCGGCATAGTCGGCGGCATTGTAATTCGTTGGAGCGGTTAGACGAGATTCAGGAGCGACTGCAGGGGGTGTCGATTGAGTGTTTGGACTGGCGTGACGTGTTTAGGCGGTATGACGCTGAGGGTGTGTTGTTTTACTGTGATCCGCCGTATTTGGGGAGTGAGCAGTATTACGCGGCGTCGGAGTTTGACCATGCGGGGTTTGGTCGGGTTCTCAGGGGGCTTGATGGTGAGTGGGCGGTGTCGTATGGGCACGTGCCTGGGTGGGCGACTGAGTACAGGATATATGAGTTTGACCATCATCATGCCATAGATGGGGGGGGAAGGATGGTGGTGAGGTGTTGGTGGCGTCGTGGAATGGGGAGTGTGGTGTGTATCGTGGGGTGGCGCAGACGTCGTTGGCGGCGTATGAGGAGGGGGAGGCCGACTAATGACGTGGGTGAACTGGGGGATGGCGGGCGGGTAATTACTATGTAATTACTCGAGTAACGCTTAGTGCCTTACAGTTACTTACAGTAACACTTACATTATCGTGCCGCAGACCCCGATGGTATGGGTAAATCCGTGAAAGTACCCGCGCCGGTCTACCAGCGCATTGAGCAGCAGGCGGGGCGCGAAGACGTACCACGGGGTGTGGTCGTTCGTGACTGGATGGAGAAGGCCGAAAAGTATGCGGAGATGGAGGCCCGCCGGTAGCGGGGAAACGGCTTAATCCCCGCCACCTCTACCCCCAGGGTATGGAACTCGACTGGGCCACCGAGATAGACACCCCCTGCACGATTTGTAATGGGGACGCGGTGGACTGGGTCCAAATCCTGGATGGAACCCGCCGATACGCCTGCAAACCCTGCCTGGCGGACCTATTACGGTACAACGCCGCCGACGAACTAACGGAGTTATCGGAGACACCGGACGCCGTCATCTGCCATAACTGTGGCCGGTTCACGTTATGGCGGGACGCCGGCCCCGCGAACCGCTGCCCCGACTGCACCCCGAGCGAGCAACCATAGGGATGGCTGCAAGCGAGCACGATGCGGGCCGCGTGTGGGCGTTCGACGCCACCCGCATCCCCTGGCAGAAAGCGTTCGTGGAGTGCACCGAGCCCGAGGTGATGGGAGACGGCGCATTCGGCAGCGGTAAAACCCGCGCGTTGGGGGAGAAGATGTATACGAACCTCACCCTGTACCCGGGGAACCGCGGACTCCTCGCCAGGAAGACGTATAGTAGCATCCAGAACACCACCCTCCAGACCTTCCTGGAGGAAGTGGTGCCGGACGAACACCTCGTTGGGCGGAACAAGCAGCGGCACCTCATACAGATTCAGTCGCCATACTATCCGACCGCGTGGTGCGCAGCCTGCGGATGGGAAACCAGTGTCACAGTGCCCGTTGACCGTCGTGAGAAGGTGTTGGATGACTGCCCGGAGTGCACGGCGACCGCCATCCGCTGGACCCCGCCGTCTGAACTCTATTACGAGGGCCTTGCGACGAGTGGGAGCAGGCCGGGTGAGATGCCGGAGAAAATCGCGGGCATGAACCTCGGGTTCGTCGCTGTGGACGAAGCCATCGAGATTACGGAGAAGGACTGGGAAATGCTCCAGGGCCGCCTCCGGCTCTCCGACCTGGGGAACAAGTACGTGCGCACCCTGCCCTTCCGACAGATATTTTGCGTCACCAACCCGGACACGCCGAGCCACTGGCTTCACAAGCGGTTCATCGACCGCGGCGTGGGCACTCGTATCAGCAGTAGCACCGAGGACAATCCATTCAATCCACCGGACTACTTGGACCGGCTACGGCAGCAGTTCGCCGGGGCGGACTTCGACCGCTTCGTGGAGGGCGAGTGGGTGGGGAGGACGGGCTTGGTGTACAGTGACTTCCAGGACGCCATCCATGTCATCGAGCCCCTGGAGGCCGCCGAGGTATTGGGCCAGGGCTGGCGGGTGCCGGAGGAGCGGGCCGAGGCCCTGCGCGAGCGGGAGCAGGCGTACTCCGTGCAGACCGGCGACCCAAGCGACCAGGAGGAGTACGTGCACCACGGCATCGTGCCGCCGGAGGACACCGACGTGCACCTGGCCGTGGACTGGGGGTACCGCCCCGACCCCCTGGTAGTTCAGTGGTGGGCGCTGCATCACTCATACGGCTGGGTCCTGTACCGGGAACTGTTCCGCACCCGGACCCTACCGGGGGACGCCGCCGAGGAAGTGGTGCGGCGCAGCGCCAAGCACGAACTGGCGGGCGTGCAGGCGGTATACGCCGACCACGATAGCGGGGACCGAAACGCCTGGGTGGAGGGCGTGCAGCGGGCGCTAAACGACGAGTACGAGGTGGACGAGCGGCCGAACTGGCACCGGCTCCGGACCACTAACGCCGTAAAGGACCGCCTGGACGGCGTGAAGCACGTGATGAAAGTGCTGCGCCCGGACGAGAACGGGCGGGCGGGGCTGCACTTCTTACGCGGCGCGCGGTGTCACCCGCCGGACCACCACCTCCGAACCGCCGACCGGCCCACCTGCACGCTCCAGGAGATACGCGGGTACGGGTGGCAGGGGCAGGAGCAGGAGGACC